TCCATCTTTTATGTTTTGGGGGATATCGCCAAAAATAGTTTTCTCTCTTCCAAGTTTTATGTCGACAGCATTTTCGCGTCTTACAATCTTTGGCCTTTCTTGGTTTTCGCCCTCGCCAATAAGATAACCTAAAGTTTCAATGTTAATGTTGGTTTCGTAGTTTCTTTGCTCCATACCAATGTTCGCTTGATTGGAGTTGTTAGAAAACCCGCCATCGATAAAGATTTCGTAATAGTGCCCCTCGGCTTCAATGCGTTTTGGAGTTCTAGAGTTCCCGGGAATGGTGATGAACGGACGAATAAGCTCATTCATTTGCTGCTGATACTCTGTTCTAATGGTAATCTCATACATTACTTTAACCCAAGTAGGGATTGGGATAGTTATTGTTTCATACACTGTCTTTGCGGTTGACATGTTTCTTTTGTTTGTGTTTAGCATTTTGCTGGAAACATCTTTATCAGCACCGTATTTTCTATTTGCCTGTGCATTCTGAAACTCTGCTGTCTTCTTTTGATTTATTTGTCTCGCAACAGTAATAGTGCCACCTTTTTCATCATCAACGGGGTATAGGTTCGCAAACACAGTGCCGCGATAGTTTTGCTCTTTAGTTACATTTGCTCTATTCACTGTTATTAAAGGAAGAATTAAAGTTTCTTCTTTATCTCGCAGATCTTTGTTGTGTTTTATCTGAAAGGCTCGCTCGGCTGTAACCCACAGAACTGGAACTTTCTTAAAACCATTATTTGTTGTGGCAAAAAGGTTAAGTTCTTCATCAATAAAACGAAGCATAGCTTTATCTATCGTCTCTAAAGACGAAGGCATAAACTCTATCTCTTGAAGTTTAGCAGCAACTTCTTTGTCGCCAACATAATCAAAACGTTGCGATCTCTTATCTTTTATTTGTCTCTCAGTTCTTTTGCTACGTGACATTTATTTATCCTACGTAAATGCCAGCTGGGATGTTCTCAAGAACCTTCCTGCCAGAGTCTTGCATCGTGGAGTCGACAGCAGCCAACTTATCGTAAGTGGTATCTTCAAGAATGGTTTTAAGTTCTTCTCTCAACTGATCCATTTCAGCTCTGGCTTGCGAAAGAAGTTCTGCAGCGTTAAGAGTTACAGATTCTCCTGGGATTGGAACAGAGGAAAACTTACCTCTTATTTGTCCTAAGATCTCTTTTGTTAGTGCCAAAGCAAATCTACGAATCCATTGCTTGCCTATAGCGTTAATGTTTTCATATGGAATGTTCTCGAATGGAAGCGTGTTAATGTTGTTAACGCCCTCCGCTCCGTTATCTATTCCTGGCTGATTGTCCCAAGGCTCATATTGGTTGTTAATTGTAAACTGAACCCAGAACTTTTCTGGCGAAGTTGAATCAGGTATTGGGAAAATCCTTAACTTGTTGTCGTGAATCTCATAAGAATAATGTGAGACTCTTGTCCAAAGCGCATCTTCATAAGCCATTGCTTGAAGTTTGTTCTGCCAAGTTGGGACAATCTCAAATGTAGAGTCATCAGCGTACTGGCCATAAGTTCTTAAGTTACCAACAACAGAGAAGCCACCGTAGTAACCATAAAATCTCCACATTGCTCGTGGAGTCTTGAAGAATACTTTTCTAATGGTTACTCTTTTATCTCCGACCTGTTCGTAGAAAGGAACAGACGAACTATTGGCAGAAGATGCCGAAATGATTGTTTGTAAATCGTAATCTTGCTGATTGGCTACTCTATTCACTGATGCTGAATATATTGGTGTTGTGCCACCAAAGCCAGCTTCTGTTGCAAGACCTTCAGAGATTCTACGAACATAACCATAATCAAACCTTGGATAACGTAAAGCGATGTTAGATCCGGATAAAGAATCGCCTGATACAATCTGTCCATCTTGATCAAAGGATCCTGTTGTAGCTCCAAGGTAAGAAGAAAGAGAGTTCTTTGTTTGGAATAGGTTTACTAAGTACGAGTATTCTAAAACTGCTTCTTCGTAAGCGGCATAAACGTTTCCTTCTGCTAACTCGATATCTAAAACATCGCCACCCAACTTCTTGTAAGTATAAGCAACTTGGTCAGCTGCACCAGATAGAAAAGCATTTGATGTGGCATATATACCAAAAGGTAAAGTTGTTGCTACATTTCCTGCCGCCCCTGTAACTGGAAGTATATTGGCGTTTGAAGTGGATGCTGGATTGAGATTTGGAATTGACATTAACGGTCCTCTGATTTTTATCTATTAATAAATAGAAAGCCCCACCTCAAAAGAGGCAGGGCTTTCATTATTTTGACCTTAAGTCAGACTAACTAGCTTGTTGGGTTCTCAACAAGACCTCTACAAATAACCAAGCCGTACATGTCTGGACGGACCATCTTCTTGGCGTAACGGGTCATGACACCCTTGCGAGGTACGAAGTCCTCTACACCGAAGATTGTTGGTGTGGTCTGTAGTGGTACGTAAGGTGCGTACACGTAGCCGCTCTCAAGGAAGCTGGAGCCACGTCGACCAACGAGGATCAACTGACGTGGGAAGTATGGGTCAACCATAACATCAAACTTCTTGGAGAGGGAACCAACGCGAACAGCACCGATATCACCACGGTCAGCATCGGCTGTAACGTTTGCACGGAAGCCAGCTGTGAACTCAAGGATGTTAGCAACCTCTGGGGAGCATACCACAAAGTTTGCAGCACCACGAAGAGTCTTACGGTGGATCTCAGCAGAAACCTCGTTGATTGTTTCAACGAGAGTCTCGTACCACTCAGATACGTTACCAGTGAAGTCCTGGGTTGTAGCTGAAACAGCACCAGTTAGACGGTTCAAGAACTGACCTGGGAGACGGGACCAGTAACGTGTACCGGCTGTCGCACCACGTATAAGATCCTCAAGGATCTCGCGGTCGATCTCAAGAGCAATCTGCTCAGAAAGAATCTGAGTAAGCTCAACCTCAGCGTCAAGGTTGTGGTAAGCGTTGAGGTCTTGACCCAACTCTGGTGTCCACTTAGCCTTGAGCTTCTTGGTTACAGCTGTGACTGCTACGGATTCGACCTTGATGTCGATCTCTGGGATTTGTTCACTTCCCTCAAGACCCCATGTCTGATCACCAACAACGGAACCAATGGAACCACCGGTAATAAAGTCATCCTTGATAGGAGCTGTGCAGGTGGTTACGGCGTTTAGAGAGCTAGAGAGTAATGGTGCCTTCTCAGAGCCAGAAGCATTAACGATAAGAAGAACAAGATCTGCGTTCTGATCGTCTTCGCGTGTGAGGCGGCGAACCAAGCGACCATTCGCTAGGGCAGGAGCAGCACCTTCAGCAACAGTAATAGCAACAAAATCGTCAAAGTTAAACTGACCTGTTGTCAACTGAGACTTCGGAATTGTAGCAATTGCAACCTCGGATCCGGAAACTAGATCCGGATCGAACTGTAGCATATCGACGCCATCGTAACCAGATGTGGATCCTGCGTCTGCGAGGAACTCACCGTTTGCACCGACAGAGCCAGATGCGCGGATTGTAGTTGTGATAGTAATCGAACCTGTTGGTGAAGAGTAACCGTTGTTAAGTGCGTAAGGACCACGCTCAGCGTTTACTCCGGTTAGAAGAACACCACCGGTGATCTGGGAACCAACTCGCCCACCACCGTAGAGTGATGTATCGAATACGTTTCCAAGACGATCAGCTGTGCTGCCGAAGACACCACCGTACTTAAAGTCAAGGAAGAAAATGAGACCTGATGGAAGGCTCATTGGCTGAACACTTACGAGATCGTTAGCGATCAAGGAACCGAATACACGGCGTACAAGTGGGAATGCAACAGCGGCAAAACCCTCTACGTCACCAGCAGCCATGCTGGAAGACTCACGGAGAAGCTCCTTTGCCTGATTCTCAAGCAAACGGGCCATACCGTTTCTCTTTGTATCGTCAGAGATGCCCTCAAGAAGACCGGTCTGCTCCCACTTGTTGATAAGTGCAGCACCCTCCTTGGCGAGATCACGATTGACGATACCCTCTGTCAATCTTTGTACAATAGACATTTTTAATATACCTCCATATGAATGTTATTGTTTATTTATTCAAACCTGCTAAACGCAGCATACGACCCATTGCTGGATCCTTAGTTGCCTCGTTGTTTCTCTTAGAATTGATCAAAAGCGACGTAGGTCTTTGAACCGCTTCACGTAGTGTTTGTGG